CAGTTTTCTAAAACCAGTCCTGCTTTTCAGTCTGGTGAATATGATTTCTATTTTAGAGGCGATACTTTGGGCATTGATGGGATCGCTGATCTTGTTGACACTGCTGAATTAATGGGCATAGTAGAACGCACTGGTGCATGGTATTTATTACCAGATGGTTCTAAGGTTCAGGGTAGAGATGGATTTATTAATAAAGTAAGAGAGGATCTTGATCTACAGGATATGATTAAGAATAAACTTAGTGGATAAATACTCAATATATGAGGGTAAGTTTCCTTGTAAGACCTGCAAAAAAGAAGTTAAAACAATGAGAGTTTATGTGACTACTGGTATGGCTACTTGGATGTGCCCAGACAAACATTTATCCGAAGTTCAATTATTTAAAGTTGGATATAAGAAAGTTAAAAAACATGAGTGAGAGATCTGAAAGTAAAAGAATAGGAGCAAAGCAGCATAAGAATTCTGGTAGAAATACTAAGAAGGGCGATGCCACTTGGGAAAACTTTACAGTGGACTTTAAGGAGAACTCAAAATCTTTTACACTAAATCACGAGGTCTGGGCAAAGGCAGTTACGGATGCCATCAGGAACGGCAACGATCCAGCGATAGTCGTGGTGTTGGGCGAGGGTAACAAGAAAACTAGACTTGCTATAATAGAGTTAGAACTACTAGAACAGATGGTGAATAATGGAACAGAATAATACAACGCTTGAAATGGTAAATGGTTTGACCGAAATAGCAGACTACATGAAGGATGAAGAGTTAACTACTGCCCTTACTTTTATTGCTAAATTAATTATTAAGCCAGATATCCCAATGAATGTTGCGACATTAGAAATAGTAAGGCTGCAGGCAATCGCAGCCAAAATGGCCTTTAGGGCAACATGGATGGCTAATGTGGATAAGTCAGATCGAGGTAAAAAGAATATTTACTACACGGCAGCAGAGTCTATTAACAGTCTTGTTTCTGCTCTTAAGTACATCATTAAGTGATATCTGCTATAATTAAGATAACAAAAGGATAATAATGACAAAAAATTTACTTAAACAAGTAATGATTAAAGAAAATAAAAATGTTAATGTCATAAACGAAGATGTTAGTTTTGCGGATGGTTTAGTAGAAAAAATCCAGGCTGGATATACTGCAAATTTAAAACCATATTTTCATAAAAAGAAAAATTTTACAGCATCTGGATTAACATACGGTGCTGGAGAGTGTCCAAGATATTGGCATCTTAGTTTTGATGGTGCGGTAGTACACGATGATGCAGACGCATACGGCGTGGCTAATAGAACAAATGGAACATACGGACATCAAAGAATTCAGGATGCAATTGCAGCAACAGATTTATTGGATCCAGATATGGAATTTGATAAATTACCAAGACCGTCGTATATTAAAGAACAAACACATCCAGCAATGGAATTTAGGGTTAATGGAGATGACCCACCATTTAATGGATATGGCGATGTTATGCTTAAACTTAACAACGAGAGAGTTGTTGGAGAAATTAAGACAATGCCAAATGAAGGATTTGAGTACAAAAAGAAAAGCGGAAAGCCTAAAAAGGCTCATCTTATGCAGTTGCTAATTTATATGAAATTCTGGAAAGTTAGTAAAGGTGTATTAATTTATGAAAATAAAAATAATCATGAGTTATTAACTTTACCAGTAGTAGTAAACGATCATTACCGTCGGTGGGTAGACCAGGCATTTGATTGGATGCGAGAGGTATATAAGAATTGGAAAGATCAACAACTTCCACAGAAGCCATATCGATCTAATTCTAAAATATGTAAGGCTTGTCCAATTCAAAAAGCATGTGCTGAAGCAGAGACAGGGGTAATTAAACTTAAACCTCTGGAGTTGCTGGAAGATGAAGAGTTGTAGATGGTGTGATCACACATTTGAATCTAATATATCCTATCAGATATATTGTTCAGAACAATGTAGAGAACAAGCCACCAAAGAAAAAATTGCACAAAGATATATTCAGACTAGACGACAAAAGCGTAAGGGTAAGAATAGAATTTGTAAGCAATGCGGTGAAAAATTATCTATATATAATGATGAGCCATTATGCAACCAATGTCTAATTAATCCGTCAGATGTTAAAAAGGCTTTAAAACAAGTAAAGGGACTGTCAAATGACAAAGGCAAAAGAAACAGATAGATATGTAAACGGGGTTGTGCCACATATTCCTGGTGTTATCTGTTCAATAGATGCTAGTACCAATAATCTTGCTTTTGCAATCTATTCATATAAAAAATTAGATTGTTATGGAAAAATAACATTTGAGGGAAAAGATGTATATCAAAAAATAATTGATGCTTGTAAAAAATCAAAAGCATTATTTGACTATTATAATTTAGTAGAGGCTATTGTTATTGAGCACACCGTTTTTATGAATTCCCCTAAAACAGCAGCAGACCTTGCCCTTATTCAGGGAGCAATACTTGGTGGTGCTGGATCTGCTGGTATTCAGATTATCGGCAAGGTATCCCCAATAACATGGCAAAATTATTTAGGAAATAAAAGACTAACCAAAGAAGAGCAAATACAAATTAGATCTGCTAATCCTGGAAAGTCAGACTCTTGGTATAAGTCCTACGAAAGAGATTTTAGGAAACAAAGAACAATAAGATTACTTGATGTTATTTATGATAAAAAAATAACAGACAACGATGTTGCAGATGCATGCGGAATAGGCCATTGGTCAATCAATAATTGGGATAAGGCTATTGGGGTTGACAAGGAGTAGTCATGGGTGCTAAACTATATACAAATGAACTATGGCTTAAAAAGAGATATCATTTTGATAAGAAATCTCCAGAGGACATAGCAAAAGAATGTGGGGTAAGCGTGGTAACTATTTATGTGTACCTTGCTAAATTTGGATTAAGGAAGTCAAAAAGATGAAGCCAGTATTTCCAGATGTAAAAAATTTTAACTGTCAAGATTTATATTTATTAACTGTTGGCACCTCTGCTGGAAAAGAGATATGGGAATCATGCCATGAGATAGCACATATGCTAATTAAGAAAAACATAGCCTATGGCAACTCAGCACTTGAGCCTGTTCGTATTTTTAGTAAAGCAGATGCAAGGGAACAACTTCATGTCCGTATTGATGATAAGTTAAGTAGAATTATGCGTGGCACAGCCTTTGTTGGCGACAATGATATTGATGACTTGATCGGCTATCTTGTTTTGCTTAAAATAGCAAAAGCAAAAGAGTTAGGATACCAGGAGGATTACGGACTTGTCGACTGAAGAAGATTTAATTAAACATCTTGATGAGATTAATACCGTTGTAGGAGAATATCTAAAAGGTAACGACGCAACTAAAATTTCTAAAGATCTTGCTATTCCAAGAACTCGTGTAGTTCAGCATATTAATGAGTGGAAAGTCATGGCCTCTGCTAATGATGCTATTCGTGCTCGTGCAAAAGAAGCATTAGCAGTTGCAGATACACATTATAATAAATTAATTTCAAAGTCTTATGAAGTTATAGACGAAGCCTCAATGACAAATAACTTAGGTGCAAAAACTCAGGCAATTAAACTTGTTATGGATATTGAATCTAAAAGAATTGATATGTTACAAAAGGCTGGTTTGTTAGAAAATAAAGAACTTGCAGAAGAAATGTTACAGATAGAAAAGAAACAAGAAGTTTTAATGGCAATTCTTCGTGATATCGCATCAGAATATCCTCAAGTTCGTGATGAGATTATGCGTAGACTTTCTGATATTGCTAAAAGGGATGAAGTGATCACAATTGTCCACGATGTTTGATGATTTTTTGGAGGCACTCAAAGATAATAATTTTGAAGAAAATCCAGTTGATGCAAAAACATTTGTTGAGTCTCCAGATTATTTAGGACAACCAGGATTATCTACAATTCAATATGATATTGTTGAGGCAATGAGTCAGATTTATCGTAAAGAAGATCTCCAGCATATTATGGGCGAAGAGGAAGGCGCAAAGTATTATGAAAAATACACAAAAAACGAAATTATCCTTCAACTTGGGAAGGGCAGTGGTAAGGACTTTACCTCTACTGTCGCTTGTGCTTATATTGTCTATAAGTTATTATGTCTCAAAGATCCTGCAAGATATTTCGGAAAACCAAGTGGAGATGCCATAGATTTAATAAATGTTGCTATTAACGCACAACAGGCTAAAAATGTTTTCTTTAAAGGTTTTAAATCTAAGATTGAAAGATCACCTTGGTTTGCTGGTAAGTATGAGGCAAAGGTAGACTCAATTAGTTTTGATAAATCAATTACAGTTTATTCTGGACATTCAGAGCGTGAGTCTCACGAAGGTTTAAATCTTTTACTTGCAGTTCTTGATGAGATCTCTGGTTTTGCTTCTGAAGTTGCAACAGGAAATGAACAGGGTAAGACTGCTGATAATATTTATAAAGCATTCCGTGGCTCTGTAGACTCTCGCTTTCCCGATCTTGGCAAGGTAGTTCTTCTTTCATTCCCACGCTATAATGGAGACTTTATTTCTGAGCGGTATGAAGCAGTAATTGCTGACAAAGAAATATTAACAAGAACACATAGATTTATTATTAATCCACTATTGCCAGAAGACGATAAGGACAATTGGTTTGAAATAACATGGGATGAAGATCATATTAAGTCATATAAGTACCCTGGAGTATTTGCATTAAAAAGACCTACTTGGGAAGTAAACCCTACCCGTAAAGTTGATGATTTTAAAATTGCTTTTATGACAGACCTTGGAGACGCTATGATGCGATTTGCCTGCGTACCCACATATGCGTCAGATGCATTTTTTAAACAAGCAGATAAAGTTCGTGCTTGTATGACAACTAGGAATCCCCTGGATCAATTCAGAAGATTTGAAGAAAACTTTAAGCCAGATCCAGAAATAGTTTATTATGTGCATGCTGACCTTGCACAAAAACACGATAAGTGTGCGATAGCAATAGCGCATGTTGAGAAGTGGGTCAATGTACAAGTAATAAAAGATTATGAGCAAATATCCCCTATTGTAGTTGTTGATGCCGTAGCATGGTGGGAACCAAAGGTGGAAGGTCCAGTTAACCTATCTGAGGTTAAACAATGGATACAAAATCTACGCAGAATTGGATTTAATATAGGACTTGTTACCTTTGACCGTTGGCAATCATTCGATATTCAGAATGAGTTACAGGCGGTAGGCATGAGAACAGAAACAGTTTCTGTAGCCAAGAAGCATTATGAAGATATGGCTATGCTTGTATATGAACAAAGACTAGTTATGCCTGCTATCGAACTTTTATTTGAAGAATTGACCGAACTTAAAATTATGAAAAATGATAAGGTAGATCACCCCCGCAAAAAATCTAAGGACTTGGCTGATGCCGTATGCGGATCTATTTTTGGTGCTATATCCTACACACCGAGAGATCAAAACCTTGAAGTAGAGGTTCATACCTTTAGAGATAGGCCTAAAAGAGTTGACACATTGCCTGACAATGTGATACACTATAAACCTAGTCAAATAGAAGAAATTCAAGACTATTTGGATAGGCTAAAAACAATATAAATCAAATGAATAATAAAAGGAGAAAAATGAATTCATTTAAGAAGATCGCTCTTGCCGTGGTTGCAGCCATGACTATGAGCACACTCGTAGTGACACCTGCAAGTGCCAATACCGTTTCTGTAGACGTAACAACAGAAATTTCTGGCGCAGGTACTGCAGCCTCACCATTCACAGTTAAGGTTCCATCTGATAACGTAGTAA